TTACATCTGATCTTCTGGATATTGACCAGCACTTAAAACGAAGCCGCCGACTTCACGTCTACCATAGAGAATCGGTACTGGATAACCTTGAGCGGCTGTTGTAACCGCACTACCAAAACCAAAGTTTGCCCGGTTCCCGTCTTGATTTTGATTTTGAGTAGTTTGGGCTTTCGGCATGAGCATTGATGCAACCCCTCCCATAGCCATGCCAGCACCTGCACCTATCAATGCAACCTGAGCAGCCTGACCAATACCTGGTATAAATGAAGCAGCTATCAGAATCGCACCAAGTACAAGTTGCAAAATCCCATTATTGCCACCAGCCCCCATTACACGCGGGACGATATGAATAGTGTCTGCTTCAGTATTCATGTCTAGCTGCTCTTCACCGATGTTATCGCCGGTAATGAGCCGCTTAGTTTCATGATCGTAAATTGCTGGGCGTTTCTTGCCTCGTTTATTGCCTGAACCTTTGCCTTTAAGAAAAATTGCAAAAGCCAACCCTTGTTCATGGGCATGTGTCATGAAGTGTTCAAAGCCAGCGATCTGAACTGATAAAGCACGCATGGCTTCACGCGTATTTGCGACATCGAGCTTAAATTCACGACCAAACTTTTGGCCCAAGATGCCGTACAACTTAATTGTTTTTAACATCTCTATGCCTCAAGATTTTTACCGTGCGATCTTTCCACTGTTGGCCATAAATTTCGCGTACTGACTTTCTGTTATACGGATGATGCAGAATTAAGCTTGAACCGATGCAATGCTCAGTTTGTTCCGATTTAAGCTGCCCATTATTACCCAACCATATAACTGCATGATTTGGATGTTCTGTACGTCCAACCCGACAAACCAACATATCGCCATATTCTGGTTTACCAACTTCAAAGAAACCTGCTTTTTCGTAATTTTCAAGGTAAAGTGATGGATGGTCTTTATCTTCCCACCATGCATCATCCCGCTTAAAATCCATAAGCTCTATACCTAATTCACGACTATAAAAATCACGAATCAGTGCATAGCAATCTTGCCACCCATGAAAATAATTACGCCCCACTAAAGGGGCGCGATAACCAAATGGTTCATAAACTTGAAAATCCAGATCCGGATATGAACAAATTACCCACGGCTTTTGATGTAATTCAATTTGAATTAAGTCTAGTTCTGAGGCTCTTGTAGTTCCGTCAGGGTGTGAATGCACATACGCTAATATCTCGCCCTGGTCTTCTGCTATAGCTAAATCTTCTGGATGGATTTCGAATTGATCAGAGTTTTTAGAAATATTGCGACAAGGAATATATTGCTTATCAATAATCACCCCACAGCACTCGTGTGGATAGCATTCATCCGCATGGGCCATGATTGCTTTTTTAAGTTTTGCTGTAAGCTTCATTTAGAAAAACCCCTTACAGTTTCCACATTTTGTGCACTTCCGCTGCTTTTGAGTTGGATAAGTAAGATATACTTTACCTGTTGGTTCAAAAAACCCACCACAAGGGCAGCTAAATTTAATTAAATAAGCTTTTTTCTCTTTAATCTTTCTTAATCTTAGAATGACAAAGTGAACCGCATAGCTTAGAAAATGAATGATTAGCGTCCCTACCATCCCATAAATTATTCCAAGTAAGATATTCATAAAACCTCACAATAAACTTGATGCAGGGAACCCGCCAAAAGGCAATGGCTTATTTTCACCAAATCGCAAGCGGCAAGACCGCAGGCGCCCACCACATCGATCTAAAGCTGGATCATTGGTAGGCTCATCTTTATCGGTGAACATTGCTACACCTGTGTAACCACACTCTTCGCCGCGATACTTCCCCATCATGCACCAATGGCATAATGATGTAATTTGACGTACAGGAATTTTCAACCCTTCAAAATCGATTGGGTTTGAAAGCTCAAAAGTTACTTGCTGGGCGTTTTCAGATGTCTTTTGCTCGATGTACCAGATTTGCTCTTTTGATTCATTCGATGCAGTTGGATTACCTGCTGTGAAGTTTTCGGCATCTAGGTATTTGGCAAGTGTGGTAATGACTTTAAGCTTAGCCCCAGCAAAGTCTTTAAACTGCAAACAGTAAGCAGACACAGCATTTTGAATGCCGTTAATATTGTTCGCCATGCTTAAAGTGGGTGCTGAAGCTTTACCATCTGATCGCATTTCAAGACCAGATACTTCAAGTGCCATCGGCTCAAAAACTTGACCCTGCCAGATAATATTTCGGTTCCATACCTTCTGATCACCAACATCGAATATCTTTCCAATGCTGCCAGAGTCGGCACCGATCAGACCACTTGAACCAATTGAAGAGTAGATTTTCTCCCAGTCTTGAAAAGAAATATGCCCGTGAAAACGCAAGATGCCAGCACCTAAGCTGCTGGCATCTAGTTCATACAAATGGATTAATCCATCTACATATAGTTTCTGGAAATCACTATTCAGGGTCATTTTCTGTCACCACTGGCATTTCGGGTACTGGTTTAGGAATTTCTTGCAAGCGAATATCGATCCAGCGGCCCGTTGAAATATCAACTGGATTATCCAAATCAGCAATAATTGAAGCAGACTCAACATCAAACTTCTTTTTAAAAGTTTTGATTTCAATATCTTTATTTTCTAACTGCTGATAAATCACAGCAAAAAGAATGTTCCCGTTAGCATCTTTTGGCGTTTCGATATACCAACCTTCCGTTGCAAAACCTGACGTTCCTTTTAGCAAGTAGTGCCCTACATCGAGCTTTTCAAAAGTAATGTTCTGCTCAGCAGCTTCATCGTTAGGTTCGATTTTATCTGCAAACAATTTAACAACGGGTGATGCTGACTTAATGAAACCGTTCGAGTCTGTTGTTGTATTAATTCCACTAATTAAGATATTTCCCCAGCCAGTAAACGAATCTGGACCCGTTCCAAATCGTATACTTAATTGGTTTTCAAGATTTTGCTTATGAAGTTGGACTTGATAATTTGCACTACTAAAAGCGAACAGGTTCCCACCCCCATTTATTCCTGGCGATCCTGTAGCTGTAGGGGAAACTGAATAAAAACCGGCTGGAATATTACTAATATTAATATTTGAATAGAATGTACTTGAGCCACCTGTTGTTCCAATCCCAAAAGCACCTACCTCCATCACATTCCCAGCAGCAGTACCTACATAACGACTAGCTGCATGAGTATTATTTGTGAAGTTTTCATTCATTTTTGCGCCAGTAGAGCGGAATGTGTCGCCGCCTGCGCCAGTCGGTGCCGTACCTAGATTTACTGTTTGAATCGTCATTTTCTTACTCGCATAAAAAAAGCCCCTAAAAAGGGGCTTTAAAGGGGTTTAAATTAAGGGTAAAAAACTTGGGTGAATGTCGTAGAGATTTGCCAAACATCGCCACCCAAACAACGGGGTTGATATTCACCTGTTTTAACTCGAACTTCACCGTCTAAAGGTGAATCCCAAAGAAATGAGTCAGCGCCTTTGTGTTGATCGAAGAATGCTTTGATTTGCATAATTTCGGCTTTGTAAGCCGTTCTTTGATAAGTCCATTCACCAGCTCGGTTATTGATACCTACAGCAATGTTTTGTTCATAACCGTCACCAAATTTGCTTGATAACGTATTAAAGCGCTGAGTATTACTATTTCCGTCTAAGTCGCATTCGAAAGTGAATTTAAGGTTGCTCATAAATTGAATCCATAAAAAAACCGACCTCTAAATGGGTCGGTTTAAATATTTAGTTTCATTACATTTTCCAAAGATATGTACAGATAATCAAAGTGATAAGGATCGCAACAAAGCGCCATGCTTTCATTTCATTCATTTCCTTTAGACACCAGTTAATTAATTTGATAAAATCTTCCATATAGATTGTTTTTCACCTTAATTTTGACGAGTTAGGTTGATTAAAAAACCCCAGCGCTACCAACACTGGGGTTTTTGCTTTTTAGGATTTTAAAATCCCATCTTCTTTAATTCCTCATACGGTTTTTCGCATTCAGTAATAGAAAAACCACCCGAAGGTGGTTGTTCCCTTCTATAAGTGCAGCTTTAAAAAAAGCCGCCCTTAGGCAGCTCTTTGTTTGTTCTCTCTTATACGTGCACTTCTATTTAAGTGTTTTATTCAGAAATAGAAAACCAGACACTTGGTCGAGCTTCTTACATTTTAATATTTAATTAATTTTTGCTTTGCATGCAGGAGTAATATGTGCTTTTTGATCATCTTTAATCAGCTTGTAGCTACCACCTAAACCGTATGCTATTTCAAGGTCTGTAGGGCTTTCAACTTTAATAGTCCAAAAGCTTCCATCTTGGGTATAAATTTTATTGTCTACCTTCTTAATAGATTGAACCTTCGCTACACCTTGGTAATCTTGGCAGATAATTCCAGTTCCATCTTGTTCTAACTTCAATGTTGCTACAGAAACATTTGAATGAGCGCCTGTCCAATACCCAAAGTTACTGGTTTTAGTTGGGCTGAGCTCAAAGAAATTAGCAGTAGATACACATCCATCTAATAAAGCTATAAAACTTAAAATAATTATCTTTTTCATAAAAGAACCCCTATGTTTAGGGGTAATTTAACAACTGGTTAATTAACTATCAATCTTAAATACATTAAGAAGAATCAATTACCCAACCACCTACAATAGAGTAGATTTCTTGCGAACCGCTAAAGTTCTAGCTTCAAATAAAAAAGAAACCTTTAAGGCTTCTTTTTTATACCTACCACCCTTGTCGTTTGGACATTCGGAATCGTTTTTCAATCTTTGCATCCACCATTGCCTCATTTTGTTTCTGATACTCTCTTAAGATAACTGTTAACTCCTTACCATCCCATTCAGAGGTAGCATCCACTTTTTCTGATGTTTTATTGATAATGGTAACAGTAGGTTGAGACTTCTCAGTTCTTCCAGAATTAATCGCATCAA